CACCATCTTCGTAGTCCAAAGCAACGATGCTTCCCTTTGGTGTCTGCGCTTTGATACGAGGCATATAACGGTCAAGTGCTTCTAATCCCAACTGGCTACTTGCACCAACACCATACCAGATGTAGCTATGCACACGTTTTCCTGCCGCCTTGGCACTAGCAATTTGGCTATCATACGTCCACTGATCGATGTAAGTGCCACCGTAAGTGCCGCCAATCTGAGCTATGACGAACTTGTCTTGATCTGTTCCATATCGTCCACTTGCTCCCTGATACTTCGCCCAATCAGGTCCCTGATCACCCTTTGCTGCATTGACATGCGATGGCAAGGCAAAAGAAATAGCCGCCAAGAAGGCGACTACCAAGGTGATGAGTTTAGTTTTAAATTTCATGGTGCCCTCCTTATCGCTGTGGAGCAACAGATGCCGGAGCTGACTCCGCCGGTGCTGCAGAAGACGTCTCTGGAACCACTTCACTAGCAGCAGTTACCTGGTCAGCCTCTTTATCCGCTTGCAGTGCCTTAATCTGGTCCTCTAAGGACTTGATCTTAGCTGCCTTGGTGGTAATGAGTGCCGGGTAAGCTAACGCCTGTTGGCTGTCGCTGACGCCCTCTGTGGTTGGGTCAACGGCAACCCCCACAATGGTCAACAGTGCAAATACTGCATTGATCACTGCGGTGAGCTCCTTGCCCAAGTTGGCAAAATCCCAGTTGTAACCGAAAACCGCTGCCGCTGTTTGTACAACCAACAAAGCTGCCGGCACTAATGCCAGCCAGAATTTGACGCTTAATACTCGTACTTTCCAATTAATCTTCATAATGAACATTCCTTTCAGTTTTTAATCCGAAGTTGCAAAACTTTGTTATATAGCGCTTCGCCCGTTCCGTTACCGCCCAGTGCTTTGTAGCTGCGGAAAAGGTAATTAAGATCGTCCAAGTCGTCCGTGCTGATATACCCAACCTCGATATGATGGTTACACAGCATGTAAACCTCATGATGAAGCAAACCGACAAGGCCTGAATCAATTGCCTTTCCATGCTTTCGATGCATGCGCCATTGGCTTGCAAACCAACCAAACAAAGCTCCACCACCCAACTCCACAAACATATCTATCCAACTCTTGAAATCCACATCTTTATACTTCCTTCCACAAAAATAGCCGCTAGCTTTTGCTGGCGACTTGCTTAACAAGCTCATCTACTTCTGCTTGGCTAATCCATCCGACACTCACGAATAAGGCTAAGTCATCCTTGTTGTAGATCCCTTGCTGATAGTAACTGATAATCAATGGTTTATATGCGTTCACGATTTTGCCTCCTTGGTCAATGTTGCCACCTGCTTTATCAAAGCTGCGTTTGACACAGTTAGACTAGCAACCGTCTTCATAGTTTCAGCATTTGCTAAGTCAGCTTCAGATGGCTCAGGTGTAGGACTGGCAGTGTCTGGATCATAGCCAGTATCAGGAACGACTTGGCCGTCAATAACGCTGGCATGGTTCTCATACAAGCCAACAGCATCGTCAACTTCAATAACCTCGAATCCTTCATCAGTTGGTCCTACCGGTCTGTTTTCATCAGCATATGCCCAATTAAGCAGACGGTTATTGCTGTCCGTCCACACTTTGATTTTCATAATGTCATCTCCCAGTTACGCAAAATATGAATCCCCCGTTGGATAGTCGTCTTGTGTTAGATAAGAAACAGATCCCCCATAACTGCCATAAGCTTTGGAAATGTTGCTATACCAGCCGACCGTTCCTCCGCTTGGCGTACTTGAATACATAGCGGTAGATTGTCCGGGATCTGAAAAGCTCAAGCAGCTTGCAACAATCTTGTTTGTCAAATAAGGCTTGTAACCGGGTCTAATATCTGCGAGCCTCAAGAAATTGTACTGATTAGCTATTGTGTGAATTTGAAAGTTGGCGGTCACCAAATTTCCACGTCTTGTGTAGTAAATATATGCCCAATCAATATCAATATTGCTTAGCGCGGTTGTATTGACGTAGAAAAATGTCACGTTGTCTGCCGAAGTGAATTCAGATTGAATATATTTTTTTGTAGCGGCACTGGGGTCGCTGATCAATGTTTGTAACTGAAGTGCACCACGTTGGAGTGCAACTGACGACACGCTCCCCTTTCGATCGGGTGTCGTGATGTAGTTGAACATACCCTTTGGACTAAAAAGTGATTTGTAGTATTGACCGTTGGGATTACCATTATTGTCTTCGATGTTGCCCAGTATACTTAGATTAGCATCTTTAAGTTCAAGGTTGCCAGAACTCTTGGCGCCGTCAATCTGAACATGGCTGAATGGCGAATTAATGTCAGGCGAATTGATGGTTGATGTGTCAACCTCAATCGATTGCAGCTTTTTGATACTGAGAACTGCCTGCTGGATACTTTGGTCAATCCAAGCTGATCCATTGTAATACTGTAATGCTGTGGCATCGTTAAGCGTTGTCCCATGCCACCATAGGTCGCCTTTCTTGGGGCTTGTGGGTGTTCCCAACTGAATGTACGTGTATGGCACATCCTTGCTTCCGGGAACACCTTGCGGTCCCTGTGGTCCTTGTGGCCCTTGAGGGCCTTGAGGACCAGTATCGCCCTTTGGCCCCTGCACTAGTTGCCAACTATAAACAGCCGGATTAGTACTGTCAGCTTGCGTAAAGTCTGTATAACTACCGATATACTTGCGAGAGCCGGGAGTATCGAGCGAAAAGTTCGTTTTGCCGTCACTGCTATCGGCGTATGCGATATGGAAGTATGGTGTTTTACCATCGGCACCCGGTTTCCCTGGCACCCCATCTTTACCATCCGCGCCATCTGCGCCTTTAATGAGCGACCAGTTATAGTCGCTTGGATTCGTACTATCGCCAGATGTGAAGTCGCTGTAGAAGCCAATGTACTTGCGGTTAGGGGCAGTAGTTGAAAAGTCGGTCTTGCCGTCTTGGCTGTTTGCGTAAGCAAAGTGGGCATAAGCAGTACGACCATCAGCACCCGGTTCCCCTGGCAAGCCTTGATCACCTTTGGGTCCCCGATCCCCGTCTTCACCTTTAAAAAGCGCCCAGTTGTAATCAGCTGGATTCGTGCTGTCGGCCTGTGTGAAGTCGCTGTACGTTCCAATATACTTTTTTCCATCGCCACCAGACACCGTGAACCCACTTTGGCCACTTACATCATCTGCCCAAGCAGTGTGAAAATAGCTTGTACGGCCATCAGCGCCTTTTGCACCCGGAACACCGTCGGCGCCATCTTCGCCCTTAATCAGTGCCCATTTACCAGCATAATCAGCCGGATTATCACTTGGAACGGATGACTTGTTCGACCAAACGATTGCCATATACTTCTTACCAGTTGGGAAGGCACTCATGTTGGTACCCTTGTCATCATCGGCATAGCGAAGCCAAGGATAGTATTGAACGGTTTTTGAGATATTCGACATCTGGTTGGCAAGCTCACTGAGGCGTTGGTCAAAGCTGACTGTTTCATGAGCGAACTCACCCAAAGTAAGCTTGACAGAATGGTTAGCACGGCTGCGCTGAATGCTCAACACTTTGGCAGACAGGAATAGCTGTTGATTCTCATCGGCAATGTGGACGGTTTGATTAAGCGGTACGTATGGCGAATTAACCAAATCAATGTCGTACGTTTCGTTTGGGTGGTTATACTTTTTCAAGTCTGCCAAAGCCGCTTGCAAAAGTTCCGCCTGCGATTTTGAATCAAACGTTTTAACCCGATTCCAGTCAGACTGTGTTGGGTTAGGGTTGCTGTTGCTTAACAAACGTGAATATTTCTGCACAGCAATGGTATCGTGCAAGAACCCGTACTGATCAAGCACAAACTGTCCCGTTGGATCAGTCCATTTGTAGCCGATCAAGTTGATTGGGTCCTGATTAGTTGATCCATTCGTACTTTCTGGCACCGCTCCATAAGCCTTGATAGATGTTTCCATGTCATAGGTATCGAGATGCGTGACGATATTGTTGATGTCCTTATTCATTTCAAAGGAAATCAAGCTGTCACCGGCCGTTTCATGCCGAATGTTAATGACACGCTTAACCAAGTTGGTTCCAACAAACTCAAAGCCAAAACTAAGCACTGCATCAAAATCTTTTGCCACGGCAATAATGCGAGCCAGTGAAGTTGCTTCCTCAGTCCACTCAAGTGTTCGAACATCGTCAGGAAATTCGTTGATGCCAATCTCCCAGCCAGAATCATTTGTAAACCTTGTGATGTAGTCAGCGATCGTATATGGCTTGTCGGCCTTGAAGGCGCCAACGGTTTCGTTAATCAAGTCATTACCCGCATCGCTGGCAACAATTGAGTGAATATGGCCTAGTGAATCATGGTCAACCGATTCAATCACCATTTGGTGAGCGTTGCCTTCTTCATCTTGATACATGATGAAGTTGGTTGCTTTAGCCATCTCATTGACTGCTTGTTCCTGATCAGTCGTGAAGTGAATATCAAGAGAAAGCTCGACCGCAGGACGATTGTCAACACTTTGTGTTTCGATATCGTTGTCAATTCGCCATTCGCCTTTGCCATCAGTCGACCCAACACCCAAAATGTTTGATTTTCGATCTGCAAAGTAATACTCCATTTATAGCCAGGCCTCCCTTATCTCGACTTCACACGCAAATGGTTGTGCCCAGCTCGAGGGCGTGATAGCAATCTCAGTATCGCCGGGTGGCAGTTTGAACCGCTCCCATTGATTGCCAATAGCATGAAGAGTGCGGTTCTCAGACCCATTCAAATAGGTCTTAGCATTGGCAACATCGATGGTCAGTACATCGCCATTTGAAAACCGGTTCTTGATGTTTGTCCACCAACTTACGTGTTGCCAGTCAAATTGAACCGCAATCAATTTCATCGCAGCTTGTCCCCATGTGTTGTTGCGTTCAAACCAAACGGAAAATGCTTCAACGTTCTCACTAATCATGTCTGGACGAGTCAAAGGTGGCAAAGAGACGGTCATTTCACGACCGCTTTTGCCATCCCATGGAGAGACTTCAAAATTAATGCTCGAGCCGAATCTGCTTAATCTAGCTTGCATGAACTTATCATTTGTGAATTTCGATCGATCAAGCGATATGGTTCCTACTTGCTGGTCTTTAACATAACAATCGACCTGAATCTCGTCTTTGACAGCATTGTTGTCTGTGACCACCATTTGATACTGAACTTTGCCACCAGCCTCAAGTGTTAACTCCATGCGGCCCAATTCGGACACTGTTGTCTCAAAATGGAGCATCATAGATACGGTAAAGTTGTTGTTGCGCGTATTTTGGCTTGTGGCGGTAATTGGTATCTTGGCAGCCGGGCCATTCCAATAAGTCCCAGTTGAAGCATATGCAGGTTCCATATGCGGCCCGTTGTAGCTGTCACTGGCATAATTGATTGATCCAGTCTGCTTGTTTGGTTTGCTTGAATCACCGCCCCAATTCGGATTGTTAGTGGCTGATTGATTGTATATCGTGCCGGATATTGGTGCTGAGAAATTTCCGTTTAGCCCTTTCTCCGACACATCGGTGGTATATCCATCAATTTCTTGCGTGCCAAATTGGAGAATACCCGGGCGATCATTAACAATCCCAACCATGCCGTTATCTGCATGCATGGTGGCCGTAATAACCGGTTCAACAGGATAGGTACCACCATTGTGTACCGTGATGGTATCGGAATAGTATGCAGCATCTGCTGGGTTGGGGGACCACGTGGAGTAAGTGGTGCCTTCCTCTAGTTTGGCTTTGAGATATTGATAGGTGCCAACATCCGTTTTTTGGAAGGCCCACGCAAGTGTCACCTCAATCTGAGCTGCTCCAGTCGTCCCCGGGTCGGGCCATGTGCAGACAATCGTGCTGCGCTGATTTGCTCCCATTTGTGTGGTCACAGGAAACCCAGGCAGCGATACCCGATTGCCATTGATGTCATTCGCCCATATTTGGAAACTAACAGCAAAATCAGCCCGCCCAAGCAAGACCGTAGCTGCATACTTTTTCCCAACGGTAGGATTGTTGAACGATCCAAGCTTTTGAATATTCCAACCCGACCCTGTGACTGATACTGGGTCGGCGCTTGTGCCTGCCATGAGATTCACTGGCACGTCCTTGTAAGGCATATTGTCAAACGTCTTCGTGGCTACCGAGTGCGCAATGCCATCGGGAACCAGAAAATTAATAGTACCAGTGCCAAGAAAATAAGCCCGGTCCATGTCAATCTTGCCATCAACTTTTGCATACCAAAATTCATCAGGGCGATCATCAATGATTAGCTTCTGAACATCAGTGCTATAAAGTAGTGGCGCTAACTGCCGTTCAAATTCACGACGAGATAGCGCCACAAAATCATAAGTTACTGGAATGATTCTAGACTTAAGACGACTATTGATAAGCATCTCACCATCGCTAATTCCAACAGAATGGGAAGTGTTTTCAATCTCTGATGTAATTCCCCTAGCAGCACTAAACTGCAGAACGGAACTACCAATCTTATGTCCTCCAAATATCAAGTTCGCCAATTAATAAACACCCCTTCCATGTCTTTCTCTGATTGTGTTTTGCTTATCCAGCTCATTAATTGTTGGGTACAACCATTTGCCAATTTCGCGGTTATTTTCAAGCACTACTTTGCCTTCAGTACGTTGTGTATGATTAATCTGATAAATTGTTAATTCGATCAGTCTTGCAAGCAAATCCTCAACACGACTATTGCTACCACTAGAAATGCTGGTAACAAAGGTTTGCGGATTCAATTGGTTTATTCTATTAGCAGCGCCTCCGAAGTCTGTGGTGCCACCAGCAAAACGTGGAATCGAGTAGTTTCTTGCGGACTGCATGGCAGTTTCAATTTTTGTATGTCGAGGAAGTGGTAAGGTAACATTTCGCCCATATGCCACAAATTTTGCTCCATTTGGTAGTGTGACGACCTCTTGATAACGAGTGCCAGATGCGTCGTTAATAGTTGCTAATCCACCGGTAAAGTTTTGAGTGCCTCGTGCAAACTTGCCACTGTTCAAAAGTCGTTGTACAGCGGGATCAATATCTGCACTAATCCTGAATGTTTTTGTGATGGTAGCATTGCCACCGAATGCAGCAACCGCATTAACACCAATTTGTGACGCTGATGAAACACCATCTGCGTTACCATTGAAAAACATCATAATCGGTACTTTGCTGTTAAACGATGTTATGCTACTTTTACCTGACTTAGATGCTCCATCAACGCTTCCCGAATTTCCTTGGAAGAAACGCATGAGAGGATTTGTAGCGTTGAAGCTGCCTATTTCTTCCTTTCCTTTTTCCGCATGATTTGTCACGCTGCTTGAATCGCCGGGAAACAGTTTTAATCCCGGCAATACCTCGTTATACTTAGCAATACTCGTTCCGCCTGAAGATGATTCATGTTTAACCTTACTTGCATCGGCAGGGAACAGTTTTAATCCCGGTAGAACTTCGTTGTATTTCTGAATGCTCCCTTTGGCTTCTTCTGTTTTTCCAAGCACATCAGTATTATTTGCTTTTAGCCCTTTTTCGTTGGGGTTCTTAAACAAATTATATTGATCAATTGCAACTCCAGCTTTTTCCAATTTTGTACGAGCATCGGAATCGTTCATCAACAGACTTTTGGTAGAGTTTGGAAGGCTGTTCCAAAGACCGTATTTAACAACCATATCGGCTAAGTCGGATTTGCCTTTGGTCTGCATAATAGCAGTTTTTTCTTCTATTGATAGGCCATTCCACTCTCCGGCTTTGATCATGGCCTGGACTAAGCCTGCAGAAGCCTTATCTTTAACGATTGCTTCTAGCTGGCCAAGAGTTAATCGATTCCAGTCATTTGCTTTATCAATAGCAGCTATCAAAGAGCTGGTATCGCCCTTTGCTACAGCCTTGATTTCTTTTGGTGTAAGTGTATTCCACAAATTTAGCTGATCAATAATATCAGCGATGTCTTGCTTGCCAAAAGAAACTAGGGTTGCATATTTCTGCGTATTTGGAAGCTTGTTCCAAACTCCCATGTCAAAAATGATGTCTTCAAGATCTTTCTTGCCTTTAGCATTGACAATCGCTTCTTGAACTTTTAAGTCGAGCTTCTGCCACTCGCCGGTTTGCTGAAGTGAAGATACTAATGGCACTGTTGCTTTATCCTTAACAATGGCTTCTTGCTGTTTCAAGGTGAGATTGTTCCAGTCTCCACTCTTGACTAAAGCATTTACTAAAGGCGTGTAATCGCCCTTCACAATTGCTTGCTGATCCTTAAGCGACAGACTATTCCAGGAAACAAACTTATCCATAATATCAGCAAGTTGCTCGCGTCCCTGAGTACAGATAATTGCATTCTTTTCGGGAACGCTCAATTTCTGCCATTGTTCAGATGATGCCAGCGCTTCGACAATCATTTGCTTGGCATTTGATGTAATCTTGGCGTACTTGAGGTCAAAGACAAGTTGCTTCCAACCTTTTTTAGTGCTGGCCGTATCTTTCAACACTTCAGGAAGATTTGTTTTAACTTTTCCTGTTTTGGTGTCAAATACAAGATTGTTCCAGTGGTCACCTGCCTGTTGCGCAGCTTTGCCAAATCCTTCAGTTGCCGCCGCAAAGTCGCGATTACTCTTGACGCCTTTCGCCATAGCATTTTCGTAACTATTCATCGCAGACTCTGCTTGCGATGCTGTCAGATGAAAGTCAGTTTGCAGTTCCGCTAGCATTTCGGAGCGAGACGTTCCCTGTGCTTTCATGGCTTGGATAGCACCGGCATAGAGGCTCTTCATCTTATTCTGGTGATCGCGTTCTAAACCTTCTAAAGCAACGTGACGCATGGTCGCATCATTATTGAATTCTTCATTAATTTTTGCTTGTTGCGACTTGTATGCACTGTTTTCTTTGTTAGCAGCGTTCCACATATCTTGATACTGCTCTAGGGCAGCACTCTTAGACATTCGTGTTCTCTCACCAAGGACAGCTTTGAGCACATTATTCTGTTGTGATCCAGAAATCTGTAGCGTCTTGACAGCCAGTGCGGCATTTTTACGACGGTAGTTATCCAACAGTTGATACTGGTCAGCCGTCATCTGTGCTCCGCTCTTGTTAAACGATGCAGTAATGGCTTGGGCCTTTTTGTTGTTGCTTTCCATCTCTTTGATTCGCTTAGCGTTAGCGGCTTTTTCCTTAGCGGCCTGCTTTTCAATGTTGTCTGCGGCTTCACCGCCGAGGCTTTTAGCCAATTTCTTTGCTGCTGTCTCAGACTGATCAGCGGCTTCTTTTGCGGCCTTCGTTAAATCATTGAACCCTTTAGAAATCGTCTTAGCATTCTGGGTGACTGTGTGGTTTGTATCATCAAAAGCACCAGAAATTTCCCCAGAGGCATCTTTCATTTTGGAAGCAGATCGGTCGGCATCGGCACCAATATCAGTACCCCATCGTGAAGTTCTGTCAGCAGACTCAAGAGCCTTTTTGCCCCACAATTCCCAGATGGCTACACCGGCACCGACGACTGCTGTCACGCCTAAAACAACTGGGACGATTGGCCCCAATGCCGCTAGCAAACCTGTTCCGCTCGCTGCGGCTCCGCCCATGGCCGCTCCCATTCCAGAAGCACCATCTGCTACCGCAGCCGCTGCAGGTGCAACCTTCAGTGCTTCAAAAGCTGTCTTACTAAACCCAGACTTGAGCACATCCATTGCAGTCCCGCCAATTTTTGCGGCTGCGGATGCTCTCCCAATGACTCCCGCAATTCCAGATATTCCTTTGCTCAAAGCAACAACCGGCTTAAGAGCTCCACCGATAAGAGAACTCACTGGCCCTACAACTGCCGCAAACGCTGCAAATTTGATAATGGTTTGTTGCGTACCGCTGTCCATTTTTGAAAAGGCATTGACAACATCGGTTGCTGTTTTGATAAGAGGAGTCAGCGTCGGTAGAAGTTTTTGACCTACTTCAATTCCTAAAACATGAATCGACTCTTGAAATCTCTTCAATTTGGCGGCATCCGTATTGTTTAACTGGTTAGCAATTTTGGCAGTTGTTCCGCTAGCATGCTCAGCTTCACTGGTATATTTGCGTAGCTCACCGCCACCTGCACTAATCAAGGCATTCATGCCGGCTTGCGCTTCAGTGCCAAAAGCCAACGCTACTGCAGAAGCACGTTGCTGGTCCGTCCACCCCTTAGTGTTATTCTTGATTTTGTCAAGAATCTCTGGAAGAGTTAGCGTTCCTTTTTTGAAATCAGCAACAGATATGCCTAATTCACTAAAGCCTTCAATGTTTTGCTTAGAAGGCTTCAACAGTCTTGTTAAAGCACCACGTAATGCTGTGCCAGCAACTGATCCTTCAATCCCTTTGTTGCTCATAATACCAATAGCAGCCGCTGTTTCTTCGAGTGAAATACCAGCAGCATGAGCAGAAGGGCCGACATATGTCATTGCCTCGCCCATATCCTGGAATCCTGCTGCAGTAGCGTTCGCAATATAGGTAAGAGCATCTGTAACGCGAGACGTGTTTTTAAGCATGCCCGTTGTTGATTCTGTCTTTAGACCAAATTGCTCCAAAACGGATGTAGAAACATGCATAACATCGTTGAAGTCATCGCCAGACGCTTTTGCCGCATTGAGAACTGCAGGCATAGCGCCTAAAGTTTGCGCAGCGGTATAGCCACGTTTGATCATTTCTGACATGCCGTCGTTAATCGCAGCCGTGGAAATGCCATATTCAACCGACCACTTTTTAGATGCTGATGCTAGTTGATCAAGTTGCGCACGATACTTAGCAGTAATCGCACCCCCATTTGTTAGCAAAGGTCCCATTGCTTGAATTTGGCTGTTGAAATCAATAGCAGATTTAGCTGCTGCCACAAACCCAATGGCAATTGGAGCAGTTACCGCCCTTGTCATCGTTGATCCGAAACTGGTTAGTTTAGAGCTTGTCTTTTCGGTAACAGATGCAAATTTAGAGGCGCCGTTTGATACTTTAGTCCAGCCGTCACTTTGCAGTGCAATCTCTTTGCGTAAGGCCGCCATTCGATTTTCATTTTGAGCAGCAGCGGCAGCAGTTCGATTATACTGTGATGCAGCATTAGCTTGCAGTTTTGTCGCACGATTAATTTCTTCCTGCGATGCAGTCTCACTTTTATTAAGTCTTTCAACCGCTTTCGAATTTTCATCATACCGTTCTCGCTGTTTCTGAAGCTGAGCTTGGTAGTTCTTTGACTGGCGGCTCAATGTGTCATAGGTTGAACGCATGTTGTTGATAGACTTTTCAGAGCCCTTAAACGCAGCATCTTGAGCCCGCAACTCAGCGGCAGTTGCTTTAATTGAAGAATTCAAAACTCGCTGGCTTACTTGAAACGGATCAATGTTCAAACTAACAGTAGCCGCAATTTGTCCGAGATTTCCTAACATGTTTTACCTCCCTTCATAGAATTAGAAAAGGAACGGAAAGGCCTTGTCGATCGTGGTCTCCCGTTCCTCGTAAATCTGGTTAAGCTTTTCAATATCGCGGAGCGTCATAGCATCAACGTCAGCTAATCGGTAGCCTTCAGAGAGCCTTGCTTTGTAGAAGTCGTCAAGGTTGCTAATGGCTTCTTTGACGTCCGCTTCGGTGATTTTTTTGCTGTGTCCTTCTTATCCTCTTCACCATCGCTTAGAGAATCGCCAATGGCATCATTGATTGAATCCAGCGATTTCAAAGAAATAGACGAGCCATCAATAACATCATCGGTAGTAAACTGGTTTTTCCAGAAATCAACCGCAAATTTGGCTAAGTTTTTCTCGTTCTCATCGTAATCATCGTTTGAAGGGCCATCTTTACGGTTTAGCATGCGCAGCTGTTGTTGCTGCACTTTTAAGGCGTTCGTGGTATCACGTAATGTTGGCTCTCCATTTCGTGTGAACACGCAAGTTTCGCCTTTGATATTTAGTTTAATTTGATATGCCATGCTTAATCTCCTTAGGTATAAGCCGCCCGCTGTTCGCGTATTGTGCATTTACAAGGCGACAATGATAGAAACGGCTCCAGCTAATGTGTGATCTGCGAATTACAAAGCCGGTGTAGCGGGAGTAATAGTCGCGTCTTCAGCAGTCTTAGGAAAAACATATCCATGGAACTTATCAAAATCGAATCCATCGTTGTCTTCACGACCAATCAACACAACATTGCCAGTATCTTGGTCACCACGAGGAATAAATGAGCCTTCGATGCTGTCAGCACTTGGATCTGGTGTGCCGTCAACAGTCTTGGTATCAACGCCCGGAAGTGAGAACATTCCCTTGAGCATACCAACCCAAACGTATTTACCATTTGAGAGCTTTGTACGGAACAAAGTTGCGGCGTAATTAGGGCTAAGGTTCTTTGGATATACTTCAACCCCATTAACAACCTTAATGCCAAATAAATCAGACTTCATCTGTGAATCCACATCGTACATTTCGATTGTTTCGGTTGCTTCTGTGATACCACCAGAAAGAATCAAGTACGGGCCATCATCAGCGGACAGCGTCTTTTGCTCTGTTTTAATATCCAATTTCACACTAGATAAGCCTTGAATCTTGCGTGTGCTTAGTACAAAGTCGTCATCACCGACAACCCCGTATTCAAAGGCCGAAGCCCCAAATTTTGCTAACTTCTTATTAGTTGTAACAGCAGTATCTGCCATATTAAAAATCCTCCTTTAGGAAAATAAAAAGGGCTAGCCAATCGGCAGTCCTTGAAACTGAAAGTATCCTGTTGTCATACGGAGGGCTGGGGTATCACCATCAACGTAGGAGTTGCGATAATACCTTTCCCAGCCAGCCGCATGTAGTGCTTGATATATCTGTGTTTCAATTTTTTCTTGTTGATCCCAGTCCGTTTTGTCCACCCAAAAATCTACTTGTACTTTCGGATACTCTAGGATTCTAGAATCGTCAGCATAATCAGCAGCATCACCGGGCAAAGAAGTGATTCTCACCCATGGAGCTAAACTTTCAGGAGTTACGCTAGTCTGGTTATTGAAGCTTGGAGTGCCTATATACACCTTGTCAGCAATATCCAAATTGGCTGACAGGATGTCATAAACACGTTTTTCGGGTGCCATTACATCCCGCCTTCCTTCAAGTGACTTAGAAAAGTAGCAATAACAACTGGCCGCATGACTTCTTGGGTTTCCTCAATGAAATGTTGCGGGTCCTGCATTGAAGTGCCCGAGTTTGGAAAGTGAGCACGCCAGCCAGTATTTTTACCATATCCAACATCTACTTCTGTTACACCACTCGTTTCACGGACACTTGAAAGCTTGATGTCATCTCTCAGATGTCCGCTCATATCCGTCTCGCCGTCCCACTCAGGCGTATTGCTTTTTAGCTTGTCGGCAAACTTTTGTGCGCCATCTCGGACAGCCGCTCGAGCCTCTTTTGCAACTCCAAATTGGAGCTTGTTAAGATTAGCAAGCAGTTCAGCATCCCCTGTGACTTTTACGCCCATCAGCTCACCGCCTTTGCCGTAATCGTTGTCAGATCGCGCCTCTCGTAATCAGGATCAAGCCCTGTGATTTGATATTCATTACCACGCCATTGAATTCTCCAAGTTGGTTGTATTTCCTCTGCGGTCAAAAATCGCACTAAAAAAGTCGGGCTGTCTTTGCGAGTTCCCAACTTTGTCTGTGGATCATTTGCTTCTCTGATTGGCACCTTAGGAACTTCCGCCCAAACCGTCATATGCTTAACAAGCACACCATCAACCGGAACTCCGTTAACCTTTTTTGACTCATAGCTGACGAACGCAATTCTCTCAGTCATTCGATTAGTTCGCATCAGGATCACCATCCTCTTCCGGCAATTCTGAGCGAAGCTGATTGATGATATTTGTGGTTGATGTTTGCAACGGAAAGCGCATGACTTCAGCACCCATACCTCGGTAGTCATAGTCTTCCTTCACTTGCTTCATAAGTGCTGTGAAAAAACGATCCCGAGTTTCTGGATTGCTTAGAAATTGTTCCGGATTTGATCCAAAACTAATAGCCGAACTGATTTCACCACAAGCGTCATGCACCAGTTGCATAATCATTGGGTCTTCGATTGTCTGATCAACTTTCAAGTACATTTTCAGAACCTGAAACTGTTCATCAGTCAGTGGGCTTTTGTCAAGCGTAGTATCCGCCAAGATTAATCACCTACCCAGCGTTAACAGTAACGGCAAGTGTTGAGCTGATGCCATTAGTGCTAAATGTGATTGTCGCTGTGCCCGCTGCCAGATTGGTAATGGTGTAAACACCATCGGACTTCTTAACAACCGTAGCGACGCTTTCATCGCTCGACACAGCTTCGACTGCTTGAGGAGCGCCATCAGGAGTGACTGTCACCGTGATATCTTTTGTGGCACCGACACCACCCGTAAACGTTTTCTGGCTCAAAGTCACTCCGTCAGGCGTTACGCTTTTGGGGTATATGTGAGGAAGTACCCTGCTTTTTCGTCAGCAACAGATACACCAAAGCGCATTCCTGCTTGCAAGAATTGTCCGTAAATCTGATCATCAACCCAGCGAACCATGAAGTCTGCGCGGTTAGCAAACAGAATCGCCCGCTTGATGTCACCCAAAAAGGCGTGTGCTTCGCCTGCTGCACCCAAAGTATCATCAGATACAACAACAATCGGCATACCAAGAACGCTCTTGCCAGACGGGGTCAAGATGCTATCTTGTAGCAAGTAGCGACCATTGCCATCTTTAACTGTGTCCAAGAAGTTGTAAAAGCTCTGGGACGCGATGATGACACGTGAATATGCCGGATCTAAGTCCACATTGTTGATGTGCTTCAAATCATCAACGGAGGTAATGCTCTTTGGAGTGAATCCCTTCAGCAGAGTTGCAACGGCACTGTTAGTCGTGTTGACCTTGATTTGTTGCGCGTTTTGAGCAATCAAGCCGACCAAATCAATCGCAGAATCATCAATTGATTCCTGCGAAATTGGCAACGCTTGCCGGTAGGTGTCTACTGACCAGTTGACAGGCTTGAAATCAGGCTTAGCCATTGCCGGGTTCTTTTCCAGTTCAGCAACGGTTGCCATCTTAGTAGTGGCATTTGCAACCGTTGGATAAGTTCCCTTTTGTGTGGAGGCTTGGAAGACATTAGTGAATGGTTTCAGGTCGACCACTGTCTGCAATTCACGCTGTGGTGTATTGACAATAGTTTCTGGAATGGTCGATGCAGCATCTGCAGACTTAACCCCAGCGTTAACTGCATCACTGGCATCAGTAGGATCAGCACGCAAAACCGCAAAGGTACCAACGTCTGTTTTTTCAAAATCAATGCCTTCTGTGTTACGGCCACGGCTGTGAAGATAGGCATTCATAGCGGTGCGATAATTCTGCTGTTCAGGTTGCCGTTTCTTCTTGTCGCTTGGCTGTTCATTGCCTTTCAACGCAGCCTCGTATAAGTCACGTTTTTCTTCAAGATCTTTGATCTCTTTGCCAGCTTTATCATACTTGGCACGAACGCCTTCTGCCTTCTTCAGGTTTTCCTCGGAATCTTCACCTTCAAGTAAAGAACGAAGTTCTGTCTTCATAGCTGGCAACGCTGAACGCTTTTCATCAAGTTGCTTTTTAACAGCAGCTAATTTTTCATCTAAAGTCATCTAGTGACCCTCCTTATTTTTTGTATAAAAATAGGCACCGATTATTCGATGCCCTTGAGCAATTCCTCTTTATTCAGTTGATAAAGCATCTTGCGCCGCTTAATTTCCCATTCTGGCGGCTGATCTAGCGCTTTTATCTGTTCCAACGATCGTGCTCCGACCTTTACCTCAGTGTCTGGATAAGCAGGTGTTGTCACCGGCGAAACATCAAACAGATGATCAATGTTGTTGATTGTGCGCTCGTATTTAACCCCTCGTTCGCTTGACTTTTGCCACTTTTGCGCGTCTTTGTCTGGCGCAATCGTAAATGCAAAGCTTGACTGACTGATAATCCCTTGCCGGACGTTTTCTAGTAAGTCACGACCGAGTTGTGTATCTGGTGGCGTCAGAGTGTACTTAAGTCCAGTGTCGTCAATGGTCAGTTCCAAATTAACGCCAGTGCGGCCTAACACTTGGTTTTGATCATGGTTAAATAGCGCCACGACATTGCTCATATCAGCATTGTCGAGCGCATGGCGGTCAATGTGCTCACGAAAACTAAATTCACCGCCGCCCATGATTTCAGATTTCCGGTCAAATTTAAGCGCATAACCTTCGATGACAGTTGGATGTTTCTCATCCCCATCACGAATTTGCATGGGTGTCGCTGTCATTCGCAGCTCCTTTGTCATTAGCATCACCTCCCTTCAATTGCGATGCGTGTTCAGCTTGATATGCTTCCTTTTGATCAAGGAACACTGTGTTAAGTGTCGACTGAATACGATCCATGTTCGGGTCTTTTAACGGTTTCTTTCCAAGCTCCGCACGTCCCTCGTTTCCAGTCCACAGTCCGCCATTAACTGCTGTATTGACGTCAGCAATCGGCAATCCGTTTACTGATTTTGTGTCAAAGCCAATGCGATACTGATGGCGCTGGTTGTCATCAAGCAACTTTAGTTCAAACTCGCTTGTAATCGGTTCAAAGTAAAATGGAAGATCATTGCGAATATAGTCATCAGCAAGCTGCTTAACTGACTGATTGGGACTGTTTTGGGCTAATCGATACGCTGGCACCCGTAAAGCCTTCGCAATCTGCGCTGTTGAATAGTTATTGCTGTTAATCAGATTAAGAACGTTGGTATCAACTTCCAACGGCTGATAATCCATCGTCGCGTCAACTATAATTGGCGATCCAGCATCAGCACCTGCCTGTGCCCTTTCAAAATCTTCACGAATCTTCTGGCGTGCTTCGGCAGATAGGCGGCTCTCTTTTGCTTTGATAATTGAGCCTTTCAATCCGCTCTTGAAGAACTTTTGAAGCGTGGAAACACCGGATTCTTGAAGTCCAATCTCATCACCTAAGGAAAGTAGCGGCGAGCGGCCCATGATGGTGTCATATGAAAAGAACTTCCAATGAATAACATCCTCAAAACTGCAAACTTTTTGAACACTTGCGTTGTATGGTGTGAATCGATAGACAAGATTCTCGGGATCGCTTGTGTCCACCTGCGTCTGTGATGGGGCATAGAACTCAAACATAGCTGGTTCGTTGGTTATCGGATCGCGCACAATCCGCGAATAAGCATTGCCAGTCAAAATTGCATTGACCATCATGGAAAATTTCCACTGATATGCTGATAAACGTTTGTTAACCTTTGTGTTCATCAGATAATCAATGTCAGACAAGTCTATCACTTCATCGGTTGAGCTGTCAGTAATCACTAACGGGAACCGGCTGACGTCACCAGCGACAATTGATACTGCTGTTAGCACATCAGAGTTGCGTAACGCTGAAATCCCAAGATAAGCCCCACGAAATGACGGAATCACCCCTGAATCAAGCAAATTATCAGCCCAATGGGGATCTGCTTCTGTTGCAAGTCCTCGAAATAGCTTCATTCAATCACCTCCCTTCGTTATCAGGAAGCAACAGAATAAAGGCGAGAACAAACAACAATCCGCCGCAAACCATGAATCCAGTAGGCCTATTGATCAAAAAAGCCCCATATCCAGCTAAAATGAAGCCTAAAACAGTGGCAATTCCAGCCATATTTGCGCCAAGAATTCTAAAAAAGTTAGCTAGTTTTCCATTCACTTTCTCACCTCCTAGAAGCCAAAATCATCGCTGAAGACACGCTCATCGTCCAAGTAGTTGTCCAAGTCTTCCTTGAACGCGATGGCATAAGCATCAAGCGTGGCATCAATCATGTCTATTTTGTTAGCATACTTATTCTTATTAATACGGACGCCGTTGTTGTCAGACATTAGAACCGCGTTCATTGCGGCGGCCTGCATAATGCGATTATCTGAATGCTTTATGCGACCGCCTATAACATCATCGCGGAACTGCTTAGTTGGCATTGACAGTGTCAGCGTTCCTTGTCGTACCTGTACCATCGGCCACTCAGGATGATTCTTCTCAATTGCCGTTAGCATTGGTCCAAATTGATAAGGGTCGTACATGATACCTTGAACATCTAAGTCATTACGTTCAATGAAGTCTTCGAGCCATTCATATACCCGATCGTTGTCGATGATACCTGACTCTAAGCTGCTGATCTCTCCTTCGCCGTGTTGTTCAGCAGCCAAGTAGTCAATCCGATCCGTCTTGATTTTGTTATCAATTCCGCCTTTAGAAGCGACAAATGCATAACCATCGAGCCACCACCAGCCTTCTTGCGGGATTAACCAAGTAATGGCAAAAAGGTCGCTTGTACGACCAACATCAATACCAATCCAAGCTCTTTTGCCGCGAATATCAGGCTTTTCACTCAATTCAGCATCCTTCCAAGCATCGAAGTCTAAATAACTATCTTCAGTCGCTTGCCGCCAAATGTTGAAATTCTTGACCAGTTTTGCATTTAAACTGCCATCAGCACGTGCTTGAGATAGCTTTGTGGTCAAATAGTCGGTGATCTGATCATGCACAATATCAACGTCAAGTAGCGGATTCGATTTAATCCAAGAATTGGGGTCATCAACCTCTTGTACGTTGTCTTGTTCAGCAATGAATGCAAAATAGCGTTCTGCCGTTTCTTCACCGGACAACACCTTTTTGGCATATGGATAATTTTGTTGAAACATCGGCACGTTCATGTCGAATCCAGCCGTTGAAATGATGAACGTCAGATAACTAGGCAGTAACACCTGACCTGAGGCAAGGGTTTCAATCATATCTGTTGTTTTAGCGTTGGCATATTCGTCAACCACCGCAACATGGGGTTCATAGCCATCGACAAGTCCTGTATCACGAGAGAACGAACGAATTGTTGATCCGTCGTCTAAATTGACAAGTTCATCTCGCGTAATCTTAACCATTCGTTTGATGCCTGGGTCTTTCCGCATGAGCGCACGTAATCGGTCTTTTACCATTCCGAATACAATGCCGGCCTGCTTGCGATCATTAGCAGCGGTATATAATTGCCGTTTGTTGGCTGGATTCTTTCCGAACAGAAACTCATACAGAATGACGCCAGAAATCAAAAGCGACTTACCGTTTTTTCGTGCCATCGAAATGAACACATCGGTAAATCGCCTTATATTTGGATCATCTTTGTCAACCCAGCCATATATACTGCCAATAATGAATTTTTGAAACGGTGCTAATGGTTGTGGTTTCCCACTTTTTGGTTCTGGCAGAATCTCCATAAATTTAACAGCTTTTCCCGCTAGATTTGGATCATATCGCCATCGCCAATCTGTTCGTTTCAAGTCTTCTTGATGCCGTTTCACCGCGAGATTAACTGCCTTAGAAGTAATAAGACGACCGTCTAGCACACGTTTTATGAAATTAGGCATTGGATCCTTAAATTTTGACAATCAGCATCACCTCCATCACAGTCAGCCAAAAGTATCAATGATTGAATCGTTCTTCTGTGCTTCAGTCTTAGGCATATTCATTTGCATCCGACTGTTAACATTCAACCCTAGATCACTCGCGAGGCTCTTAATGCTTGCGGTGGCCTTATTCAAGGTGCTAATGTACGCATAATATTCATCTTGATCTCCATTCTTTAAAGCCAATTTCATGTTGACCGATGTGTTTTTGTAAACCGAATACCATGTACAATAGTTTTCCAACTCGGCGCGATCGAGATTTCTAAGTGGTAAGGTCCCCAAAGATTCGATAATTCGCTTGTATTCTTGTTTTGCGACTGGGTCAAGATGATTAGGCGGTGTTACCTGAAGTTTTGGAATGCCATCTTTGGCCATTAATTCCGCATGTAGCTTGGCTTCTTGCCGTTCTTTGGTCAAATCACCCTTAGACATTTGCAACACTTTGTATTTTCCAGCCATTCCCCACTTCACCTCCTTATATCTATAGAAAATGGGACTTATTACCCACCCAACCCCTAAAAATCGTTACAATTTGGGGTGCAAAAAAGAGGCCGACCGTTCTTCCGCTTCGAGAAATGTAACCCCCGATAAAAATGGAGGGGGGTCTGGAGGATTTCAGCCCGTTTGTTCGCCCGATAAATTTCTTTCAAAAATTCAATTTTTGTAATTTTTATTTTTTATTTTCTTGAATTTTGCAAATTTGTTTTCTGATTTCATTTCGTCAAGTTTGTTCATCACTTTGATGAGTTGACTCACATCTCGACCTTGCTTAGACAGTCTCTGGATGCATGTGTCTCGGTCAGTGTCGATGAGTATGTGTTCGACATCTCGACTAGCAAGCAATGTGTCTAGCTTCTCATCTGGATATGTCATGACTAACCACACATGGTCGAAGGTCTGCTCTGCTTTAAGCTTCCGCAGTATCAGCTCATAGATTAGCTGCACATAATCATTGGCGTCTATATTGCCCTGATGTAATGGCAGGCCTGTTAACGCCGCCATAAGATGGTCGTAATCATAGACGAGGTCATGCTGTCCTTGATGTCGCTTGACGTACGTTGACTTACCACTTGCTGGATAGCCAACGATTACTGTAATCTTCATGGCTCGATGCTGTCCCTTCTTACGCTTGGTTGTCTCACGTCTCGTCTTCCAATAGTGGCAGTCCCTGCATAAAGCCTGCAGATTATCCGCTTTCGTGCGGTCTTCCCAGTCATCTTCGCTTGGAACAATATGATCAACCAATGAGGCTTGCAGGCCACAGCGTTGGCATAAACTGTTGTCTCTAATCAATATCTGCTCACGCAGCTGCTTCCATTCATTACTGTGATAGAACCTAAGGTAGTCCGACTGCTGCTCATTCCGCACACGGTTGTACTGCCTATCCGCCTCCGATCTAACACGAGCATTTGCATCAACCAATTGTGGTCTGCCATTTATAAAGGCAAGCTTCTTACTTGGCATGGATATCTCCCGTATACGATGTGTTAGTCATGCCCATCACCCCTCGTGTAATCTAATGATGATCCCAAATAAGATAAACAACGCCAACAAAGCAATCATCACTATTAGTGGCGCGAATACTAGCAGCCAACTCCATGCGATCAAGCCGAATAGCTTGGCCATCACGAATATTAGTGTAAGCAGTAATAAGAAATTGCACATGCTAAATTGCCTCCGTGTATTGTTTGATCTTGTCAACCTGCAAGTCGCACCATTCATCATGTGTGCCGTCTGCCTTGTAGACTTTTACGACTGGCATTGAACGATAGCCTAGCTTGAGGAACCGTTCGTAGTCGTCCGCGTCTGCTGTGATGGTTGACACCGGCATTACTTGTGACAGCTTGAATATTGTTCGCCGACACTTTTGGCAGTGTGGCTTTGTGTAGATGATTGCTTGCATGTGTTTTTCTTCTCTCGATAGTTTCTCAATGATTGCTTGCTCTGTGTGGCTTACATATCCGTAACCGACTCGCTTCATACCTGACATAACTTACACCGCCAACTTGAATGTAGAGGCGAGCTTCCTAATGTCACCGATCTGTTCATCTGTCCATTGCATCTACTCGCCTCCTGAAATATAATGACCGTGAGCAGTTTGATGACGCTGCTCACATTCTCATGAAGAACTTCCCGAGTTTTTAAGCCCTCGGATTCGGCTCCGAAAGCTTTTTTGTTGCTTAAAAAATTTCGATGAGTTAGAATTAAATTGTTCCCAACAGATACTCATTTTCACTCCTCTGTAATACCCTATCCTTAGGCTCTCGGCCCCCAACCGAGGGCTATTTTAGTATCTTCTATCAGGAATGTGCTAATATATATGCGTGAGCAGTGTCCTTTCTCCTCCAAGTCAACCGCTGCTGCTCACACAAGTATTTCGTTTTTTCATTCTTTTGGCTCTTGGACTGGTCTCTGAGGGCTTTTTTGTTGCACTTTGTATAAGCTTATATGATAATTGATGTTAAAAGGAGGTAATATCTATGAGTTTAGATGGTAAAGTCGACAGCACCAAGGACAAGATCTCCGGTAAAGCTAAAGAAGTTGAAGGCAAAGTAACGGGTGATAAGGCTCGTGAAACACAGGGCAAAGCAGAAGGAATACTTGGCAAGGCCAAGGAAAAGCTTGATGATGCCAAAGATGCTGTTAAAGATACAGTAGATGATGTGAAAAACAAGCTCAGCACAGATAAGAAAGACTAATTAACTGGCCGGCAAACTGCCGGCTTTTTTGTCGCCTTTTTAAACCTGTACAAATCCGGTACAAGAGTTTTACAGGTTTGATAAACTCAATTGTTATACTAGTCGTGCAAGGTCGGTCCGCCTTGCAATCACACTTACCCCCATACACGCCTTCAGTTCTGGGGAGCTGGAGGCTTTTTTGTTGCACAAAAATAGCACCTCACCGTTTGGCGGAGTGCTTTAGTAAATAAAAAGATGCCAAAGCGTCAATGCCAAATAATATCAACTTTCCCACCCGAAATCTGTGGGCATTGATCCCCGGCCGAGTCTAAAAACTCGGGTAGTTCAATTACCAGAGGACCATTCTTTAAATCTTCCGTTGATTCCGTCTATCCTCGCCCCCATCTTATGTGTATTAACTGATTTTCCCGAATCGATTCCTGCCACATAATCTTGCAATTTGCTTTGAGCTATAACTATGTCACTATATGTGCTAATATCGATTTTGTTGGTAATCGATATGAACTCCTTAGTGACGGCATCTGGATTCACACCTGGAGGAGTCATAGTAAAGAACTTTGGCTCATTTTCCTCAGGCAAGTACTCACGTTGAATATAACCTGCGTCAGTTTGTCCAAATGCCAAAGCCATGATTTTGTTACCATTCACTCCGCAAATAACAACAATTTGATTTACACAATTTCCATCTATGTCTTTTGCTC